GTTAAAATGTTACAAGAATGATGGACTATTGAAAAGTATCATTGATGAGATTATTTCTCACTATGATAGTGACCCGATCTTAGATCAACATAAACTTCGACAGTTTTTTGAATTCAATGATAAACTTGATCAATCTAGGAATATCCGACTGGTAGATCATATTCCAGAATTAGAACAACAAAGAAAACTAATACTATGAGTGCAGACATTGATATCGACGTTCCGGATCGTGCTAAGATATTGGAACTGATCCAGCACACACCTGCTAGACAGGTTGTGGATGGCCGGCCACGTAAACACAATTCGGGTATCTACATCACAGACATTCCACAAGACTCAGAACACGGTTGTGCTGCCATAGACTATGAGACTGCGGAGCAGCGTGGCTACTTTAAAATTGACTTGTTGAACATGAGTGTGTATCAGTTGGTCCAAGATCCTGCACACTACGAAGCCATGTTGTCAGCTGTACCTCCATGGTCGCGACTGTGGACAGACAGACCCTGGGCCAGTCAGTTGGTTCATATAGGAAATTATGTGGACCTGATGGTGGCCATGCAACCTGACTCGATACCCAGAATGGCTGCTTTTATTAGTATTATTAGACCGGGCAAGGCACACTTACAAAGAAAGTCCTGGGATCAAGTGTTTGCTGAAGTTTGGGATGGGGATGAATCGCGTGGTTACACGTTCAAGAAGTCACATGCTGTGAGCTATGCTGCCTTGGTGGCACTACATATGAATATTCTTAATCAAGCCGACGCACAAGTGTAATAGATTTGCGCTTGCTCTTTTTGCGAGCAATGTCTATTAGGCTGCACACAGGCCCGTGCAATATTTCCAGATCTTTGTTTGAAAATGTGCGCAAAGTAAAACGGAATTGATCCCAGTCTCTGCGTAAGAATATGTTGATGGGTATGCTACGATTGCTTTCCCACCACCAAGTGTTGGCAAGATCCAAGAATTCCAGTTTGTGTTGTTGTGTGAGCACAGCACCAAAGTCGTAGATGGTTGTGACAGCATCGTCTCTGTTTTGAACTATACCAATATACTCATTGCTGGCGTAAACGCAAAGAGTTATAAAGGGGTATTTTTCCGCCAGTTTTTCAAAGATGTTATTACCCATAAATACGTTTTGAGGATCCTATGTATTCAACCACCATTTACTTATATCAACAAATCATTCGGGTATTATTGATTGACACCAGTGGTGGATACTTTACTGCGAGGTACGACCCAGTGTACGCAAAAACTTTAACCGTTAACAAAGGTGTGGACAACGTTTTGTTGTTTGAATTCATCAACCAAGACCAAAAACCTGTGAACATCACAGGCAGCACATTCCGCTTTAGACTGCTGAACCAAGCAGGTGATAAATTGCTGGTCGAAAAAGACATGACTGTACTCAGTTCCAGTTTGGGACGAGTCAAAGTTGTGCTGGACACAGCAGATACCATTGAAATAGTAGCACAGCCCGGCAGCTACAGCATTGAGCGCACTCAGGGCAATTATGTACAAGCAGCATTCACAGATGACAATGCTGGCGCCAGAGCCGACTGCAACATTGTGGATTCAGTTTTGCCCGAGTTCATGGCCAGTCAACCTGTGTCAATTCCCACAATAAACGGCAAAAACTCATGGCCACAACCTGGGCCAAGTTCATATCCAGACTGGGCACTGAACCCGCAGCCAATATCACGCAATTATCTCACAGAATACTACTCAAGCCATATTGACACCACTGGTGCTAGTTTGACCACAATCAAGTATGACTTGGAACACTACACCGGCACACTCAAAGTGCAGGCCGCCCAGGATTACGAATCTGTTTGGGTAGATGTAACGGAAAGTCGCGAGTACTTTGACGAATCTGGAACCTTTTACATCAATGTTGTGGGCTTTCATCCCCTGTTGCGCCTGGCCATCAACAACAGTCAAGGTTATGGTGCGGCAGCAACTGCCACTGTAGTCAATGGTGTGGTAACTGGTATTGCTGTAAACAATGCTGGTTCGGGTTATATGGCAGCACCTTATGTGCAGATTCTGGGCAATGGTGCTGGTGCCACAGCCGTTGGCACAGCATTTACAGGACCCAGCGGCATTGGTGCAATCAATGTGACCAACGGTGGATCTGGATACCTGCCCTTGAATTTTGGTGGCACCGAAGCACAGGCTGTCACAGTGCTGATCACAACAGGCTACGTTACCAATATCTTTTATCGTTAAGCATTGCGTTTACGTGACAAATCTGTTACAATCAACAGATGCTTGATATCCTTGCTTACCTTCCTGCAAAAAAGAAAACAACACCTTCAGGTTGGTTGAGTTTCAATGCAGTATGCTGTCAACACACTGGTGGCACACCGGACCGGCGAGGACGTGGCGGACTCAAAGCCACTGAGGCGGGCTGGAGTTATCACTGTTTTAATTGTTCATACACCGCCAGTTTTATTTTGGGTCGTACATTAAGTTACAAAGCTCGAAAGCTCTTGGGCTGGATGGGTGTTCCAGAAACAGAAATAGAGATGTTAAATCTGGAAAGTCTGCGGCATCGAAGCATTCATGGTATACTGGAAGATCGACAACAAACATGGAATACCCTAGCAGGCATCACATTTGAAGAACGGGACCTGCCACCGTTTGCTGAATTGTTGATGCCCGAGCATGGACCATATTGGAAGTATGTACGTGCTAGACATGTGCCTGCTGACTTCCCTGCCATGGTACAGATAGAGAATGACGGCGTTCATTGGGTTCGACCTCATGTGGTGATACCTTTTACCCACGACAACAAAATTGTGGGATACACATGTAGATTCTTAGACAACCGGCAGCCCAAGTTTATAAGTGATAGTCAACCAGGATATGTGTTTGGTGTAGACTTGCAACACTCAGACTGGCAGCATGTGATAGTTGTGGAAGGCATATTTGATGCGCTCAGCATTGGTGGTGCGGCTGTGATGCACAACACTGTGTCGGATGCCCAGGCCAGATTGATACGCAGCCTGAGTCGAGAAATAACAGTGGTACCAGATCAAGATCGAGCAGGTGTTGAATTGATTGACCGTGCGCTGGAACTGGGATGGGCAGTGAGCATACCTGAATGGCCTGCGGGTTGCAAGGATGTGAATGATGCTGTGATAAAGATGGGCCGATTAGGTACTCTACTAACTATAATGCAATCAAGAGAAACTAGTAAGATCAAAATAGAACTAAGGAAGAAAGCACTTGTTAAAAGAATACGGACTTGACGTTCAACGTTTATTTTTAGAAATGATGTTGGAAGATGCACAGAGTTATGTGCGTGTTCAGAATATCTACAACCCGCAAAACTTTGATAAAAGTTTGCGAGCCGCGGCTGAGTTCATAAAAGAACACTCAGACAAACACAAAACACTTCCAGACCGCATGCAGATTAGTGCCACCACAGGCATCAAACTGCAAGCAGTACCTGACTTAAACGAAGGCCACTTTGATTGGTTCATGATTGAGTTTGAACAGTTTACCAAGCGTCAAGAACTAGAACGTGCAATTCTCAAGGCAGCAGACATGCTGGAAAAGGGCGACTTTGAGCCTGTGGAGAAACTGATCAAAGATGCAGTACAAATAAGTTTAACCAGAGACATGGGCACAGATTACTTTGCAGATCCAGCGGCTCGTATCAACAAGTATTTCAACTCAGGTGGACAGGTCAGCACAGGGTGGCCACAGCTGGACAGATTGTTGTATGGTGGATTCAGCCGTGGTGAACTCAACATCTTTGCTGGTGGTTCGGGCTCGGGCAAATCACTTGTGATGATGAACATTGCACTGAACTGGTTGCAACAAGGGTTGAGTGGTGTGTACATTACACTGGAACTGAGTGAAGAACTCACAAGTTTGCGAACAGATGCCATGCTTACAAACATGAGCACCAAGGACATTCGCCGGGACATAGACACAACAGAACTCAAGGTCAAATTGGTGGCCAAGAAGTCGGGTAACTATCAAGTCAAAGGCTTGCCGGCACAAAGCAACATAAATGACATACGTGCGTATTTGAAAGAGTACCAAATACAAACAGGCAAGCGTGTGGACTTTGTGATGATTGACTACTTGGACTTGTTGATGCCAGTCTCTGCAAAAGTTTCACCCAATGACTTGTTTGTGAAAGACAAGTATGTGAGTGAAGAACTGCGCAACTTGGCCAAAGAACTTGGTTTCTTGATGGTAACGGCTTCGCAGTTAAACCGATCAGCTGTGGAAGAAATTGAATTTGATCACAGTCACATATCAGGTGGTATATCTAAAATCAACACAGCAGACAACGTGTTTGGTATTTTCACAAGTCGCGCCATGAAAGAGCGTGGCAAGTATCAGATACAGTGTATGAAGTCTCGAAGCTCGACCGGCGTTGGTCAAAAAATTGATTTGGAGTACAACATTGAAACAATGCGCATTACTGACGAAGGCGGAGAAGATGGCGACACTTATTCAAAGAAACCATCTGTATCCATCATGGACTCGATCAAGGCCCGCAGCCAAGTTAGCCCGGCTAGTGATGACGCAAACACACCTCCATGGGACAGTGCGGAACCAGGTAAAATCACAGCAGATGTTCAAAGTGCAAAACTGAAACAGTTGTTGGGAAAAATTAAAACATCATGAATCAAAGTGCAATAGATAATGCAGTGATGCTACGGCCAGATTTACACAGCATTAAAAATTTTTTTGAGCCAGACGCATTAACAGAGTTGCTAACCGGTCTTAGCAAAGAAACAAATTGGGAACTACAAGAAATGCAGGAAACCACGGCCCGCCGCACGTTGATCTGGCAACCTGATGGACCATTAGACAATATGTGGTGCATGTTAAACTCACTGGATTTTTCAAGATTTAAATTTAAATTTAACAATGTTTCTATATGGAAAGACTCGCCAGGGTATTGTATTGAATCGCATGTGGATAATATTAGAGTAAAAGCCGCCATGCAAATATATCTAAGCGAGTTGCCCAAAGAACTTGGCACATGGTTTGAAGAAATAGAAATACCCTATGTGCAGAATTCAGGATACATTATGAATAATCAACATCAACCATGGCATAGAATGAAACATCCAGTACCCGACGGGCATGTTCGATATAGTTTATATGCAAGATTTGATTATGTATAACATACAAGATATTGTCCATCTACATTTAGAAATTTCTAGCAAATGTAATGCTGAATGCCCATTGTGTCCACGTAATTTTTACGGATATCCCTATAATGATGGATATATTGAGCACAACATGAGTTTATCAGAATCTCAACACATTTTTCAACCAAAATTTTTAAAACAGTTAACCGCAATAGTTATTAGTGGCAATTTTGGTGATGCTGTAATGAATCCTGACACTGTTGAGATCATAGAGTATTTTAGTAAATGTTCATCTGCAACAATTTTCATGAGCACTAATGCTGGTGCCAGAGATAAAGAATACTGGCAAAATTTAGCACAATTAGATGTGCAGGTAATTTTTTGTATTGATGGTCTTGAGGATACTCATCATCTATACAGAAAAAACACCCAGTACTCTACGGTGATAAAAAATGCAAAAACTTTCATTGATGCTGGTGGTCATGCTACATGGAAAATGATCAGGTTTGATCATAATCAACATCAATTTGAATCAGCTGAAAAATTAAGTCAACAGCTAGGGTTTCGAGCATTTAAAATTGCCGATGACGGACGCAATCAAGCACCAGTGTTTGACAAACAAAAAAAATTGACACACGTGATTGGTCAACCGGTTAATGTGAATTTTGATAATTTATGGCGCACACGCACCACAGATAAAGTTTTACTGGAAGACATTGTACAAAACGCTAATCCAAAACCAATACAATGCCAAGTAAAAAATGATCGATCCGTGTACGTATCCAGCACTGGGGATGTTTACCCTTGTTGTTTTTTAGGATTTAATCCTAAGTCCTACGGCCACGGAAACTATCATGCTGCCGCTAATGCACAATTTAAACATATGGTTCAAGAAAACAATGCATTGAAGCACAGCTTAGAACATTGTATCAATTGGTTTGATGGTATTGTGC